CCTGGCGCCGATGCAGAGCGCCGCGAAATCTGGAGACACACAATGAACGAGATCACCACCGTTTCCCCCGCCGTTATTGCCTTGATCCCGGAGAACATGGATCAAGCAATCCGGCTCGCGCAGGCGATGTCCAGCGCCAAGATGGTCCCGGCGCATCTGCAAGGCGATGTCGGCTCCTGCTTGATGGTGATTGAGCAGGCAATGCGGTGGCGGGCGTCCCCGTTCGCTGTTGCCCAATGCACATCCAACATCGGCGGCAAGCTTTGCTATGAGGGAAAGCTGATTGCAGCGATCTTGCCCAGCGCCGGCGCCATCATCGGCGAGCTAGACTACACCTATAACGGCGACGCGAAACAGCCCGAGACGCTCTCGGTCACAGTGTCAGGCAAGCGCGCATCCGATGGCGAAATCAAAATCCTGACGCTCTCCTGGTTGGATGCTAAGACGAAAAACGCCTACTGGACGAGCCAGCCTGAGCAGCAGCTTTGCTATGCCGGCGCCAGGGTATGGGCGCGACGCTGGACACCAGGCCCACTACTCGGGATCTACGCGCCGGAGGAGGTGACCGCCGAGCGGAAGGCCGTGAAGGAGGCGGAGCATAACGGCCCGACGCTGGAGGCGACGCCCGAGCGGGAGGCGATCAACGCCGAGGTACCGATCCGGGCCGCGGCTGCGCCAATGCCGCGTGGGGCGCGGGTGGCAGAGCGGGCGCCGGCCTACGAGGGGGTGCCAACATCGAAGCCGTCCGGCGAGCGCACGGATGCCCAGTGGCGGGTCTGGCTCGACAAGATGCGGGCGGCAGGAGACGTGCTGTATCGGCGCCAGGAGTTCGTGGAAATGGCCAACCGCGCCAGCATCGGCGATGCCACCGCTAACGGGCCACCCTGGGTGCGCGCAGAGATTTCAGCCTATCTCGCGGAGGGATACGCCCGCTTCCCGGCCGAGGACGAGACCACCGAGGAGGAGCTGGGGGAGGTCGAGATCGAGGGCGAGTCGAAGGTGATGGCGGGCTAGGCACGATAGACTGCCCCAGAGACAGGCGTTTCGCCACAATGATCGCAGCACTGTATGTTGAGGCTGGCGGCGTCTATGCCGACCTACCCGATGTCGAGCTGTGGGACGAAGCGCGCGACGCACGTCAATATGCCGGCCCATGGACTGTCGTGGCACACCCACCGTGTCAGCGATGGGGCCGGTTCTTCCATGGCTCTCCGCGGAAGCCACACCAGTTCAAGCTAGGCGACGACGGCGGCTGCTTCGCCGCAGCGCTGGCTGCTGTGCGCCGTTGGGGCGGTGTGCTGGAGCATCCCGCAGATAGCCACGCATGGCTGGCGCACGGCCTGCCATGGCCCCCTGGCAACGGTTGGCAATGTGACATCACCGGCGGTTGGTGCTGTCAGGTGGAACAGGGCCATTACGGGCACGCGGCACGCAAGGCGACGTGGCTCTACGCGGTCGGCTGTGAGCTGCCAGATCTGATCTGGGGTAGCAGCGGGCAGCGCCTCGATCCTGTGATGGTGGAGCGCCACGGCTACGAAAAGGCACGCCGCGTCGGCATCGTCGCGATGGTCGGCGGCAAGCGCAAGACCGAGATCAGGAACGCCACCCCGCCCGAGTTCCGCGATCTGCTTATTTCCATCGCCAGCACAAAAGACGCAAAATAGCTCTTGCACCATCGGTGCGATTGCACTATATCTCCGTCATCAGATTGGAGACGAGAGAAAATGACACGCAAGCAAATCGACGCGTTGAGTATGCAAGACGTGCAACTTGCGAAAGCACGACAGACCCGGGCGCGGCAGACCCGCGAGGGATTGGACACTGTTGACTACATTCTCGCGGCGGTAGGCCAGAAACTTATAAGCGGCCGGGTCACCACGCTGGACGCGGCCAAGGCCGAATTGCGGCGCATCTACACATGAACACCGAGGTGCGCACCACGCTGAACCTGCCGGCAGAGATGGCCAAGCAGGTCGACGACTACTGGTATGGGCAACGACTACGGTCACGCAATGAGGCTATCCGGGAGCTGCTGGCCTACGCGCTGGACAAGCTCGCCGACAAGCCCGCCAAGGAGAAAACACGGTGAGCGACGTCATCGATTGGGGTTGGGTGCGCCGCACGTTGACCGCCGTGCAGGTTGAGCAGCGCATGTTGCGCGGCATCGTGGAGCCGCTGCCGAAGCGCCTCACGGCCCTGGAAGAACGGATATCCGCGCTAGAAGCACGGTTCTCGGCGCTCGAGGCGCGCATCGTCGGCCTTGAGGAGGGCGTCAACGCCATCGGGCTGTTGCTCAAATACCAGGGCGAGCTGCTGGCTAAGCTGGCGGGCGAGCCATGACCCCCACCGACCGCCTACGCCTCACCGCTATCCTGGGGAGAGCATGAACATGGACGCCCCGGGAGCATTCCTCGCCGCAATCGTGCTGGCCTTTCCGGCCTATCTGGTCCTCAAGGTGATATGGATCATTCTGATGTTCTAACGCCGCGTAGCTATGCTACCCCCTGTCTCGGCTAGGGCGCCTATGACGGGTCGGGTGAACCGGCTCGCCAGTTCCGTGCGTAATTGGTCTTGCAGCAACCGGTTGCGTAGTGCCTCAGTCACCCGCTGGTTGCCAGCTTGATCAGTCGTAAACAACCGGTTAGCCAGCGCATCGGCTGTCGCTGGGTTAATTCCCTGACCAATCCTACGCTGCAGCCAGTCCTGCATAACGGTTCTGGCACCGGCGAGGGGGTGGCCGCCTAACGTCTGCAAGACGCCACTCACTACCGGCCCGGCAACGTCGGTGGCCATATCTTCGCCACCAGCAGTTAGGCGCGCGGTTTGTGATCCTGCGCGGGGACTGACATTCCGCTCGACGTCTGTGTAGCCTGTCTCTCGCCGCAGGACGGTGTTGAACCTATCCAATCCCTCCGGTCCAAGGATGCTTTCCAGTCGCCGCTGCATCTGGTCGTCTTCAAGCATCTTTCGTATCTGACCAGACGCCAGCGCCGGATCACTCGTCCGATCAGTGACATCCCGCCCAGCGCCCAGGCGATAGGCTGCCTGCACATCAGGAGGCCCACTTGTTGCACGCTGCGCCACAATGTCGCGGTCAGTGCGCAGCGCAGTGCGCCCCGCCTGCGTCGCCTCCATCTGTGCCGAGGGGCCACCCCACGCCGCCCTGGCCGCCGCATATTCCGGGTTGTTCTCGTCCAGAAGGCCAACCCAGGTCCGCCGCATATCATCAATGGCGCGCAGTCGTTCGTTCCAGTTCACCCGGCCGGTAGTGCTGTCGCGCGCATCTTCTATCACGGCATCCATGCCGCGTTTGACCGCATCGAGCGTGCGCATATTCGGTACAGCTACGATGCGCGGGTCGCCGTTCTCATCGTAATGGATGGCTGGGTCGGTGGTCGGAACTTCTGGCTCGCCACGCGCACGTCTGGTGGCGTTCTCAATGCGCTGGATCTCCAATCCGCGCCTGAGACCTGTCTGTCCGATCGGATCTTGCAGAATCGCCTGCATAGGCTCGGTCATGCCAGCCGGCTTGCTGAACGCTTCCCGATAGAGGGGACTTGCTTCAGCAGTCCGTTGCGCCTGTCTGGCGGCGGTCACGTCAGCTATATCCGTACCAGCGCCACCCCCGAATGACTCTTCGGTGGCGGTGGCCATTCGGTCAGGCCGACCGATGCGTCGGCTTTGCACAAATCGATCCGCCGCCTCCATTGAGGTGCCCGGCGTGTTAGCCGCTGTGGCCCCAAGGTTGACGACGTTACGCCCACCAACGTCCACCAATGCTGTAGGGTTGTCACCTGAGGCAGCCAGCCGTCTCGCAGCCTCGTCCACACTGACGCCACCGCGATCCAACGCCCGCACGATCTGACGGTCGGCTGCCGTCTCTGGGTTACGCAGCCCAGTTGCTTGCGCCACACGTCCGACCACCGCAGGAGCCGCGCTCGTCACGGCCCTGACCGCGGGAGCGACGGCAGCACCAGTCAGCGCGCCGGTGATGGCACTCCCTGCCCGATCGCCCAACCCCTCGCCCTCTCCGAACCCTGCCACTCCGCCGGCTGTAGCTCCGCCTGCAACCACTCGACCGGTAGATTGCAGCCAGCCAGGGATGGCAGACATCATCGGGTTGATGCGCGAGATAATCGGCGCTGCCACGCGACCGAACAAACGAAACAGTCCCAACTCTGGCGCAAGTATCATGGGACCGACTGAACCCGCCACCTGACCGACAGTCGTGGATACTGGATTGGCGGCAGCATCGCGGCGGTCCTGCTCACGAGATGCAGCGAGGCTCTTGTCGTAAGCCTCGCCCATGGATGGGCGGCCTTCGGAACCCTGGATCAGGTTGCTGACGCCCTGTGCCAGCGCATCGGTGTTGGCGCGTAGTTCGTCGCCGAACCCGAAGGTAATACCCTTCACTGCACCGCGCAGCGTACTGCCGACCACAGACGGTGGATTGGCAACGTGCGCCTTGACCGCCGCATCTATCGCGCTATCTGGTGTCCCCTCAGGGAACTGAAGGGACGTCCCGTCCGGGAGGCGGGCCTCGATCATTCCTCGATCCTCTTGCCCGTGTGGTCGTAACGAATGACGCGAGATGGCGGCGTAGACGCTGGCGGTTCTGTTGCCGATCCAGTTGGCGGCCGATACGCAGGGCCTGCATCGCGGACTAAGTTAGCCATCACCGTCTCGCGGTTCTTTTGCTTCTGCGCCAGCACAGCCGGCTTATCACCAGGCTGCGGAATATACTGCTGTCTGGCATTGATGAACTCAGGCTCAGAGATTGCCGCACCGCTTTCCCGTCGCAGCACGGCGTTGATGAAATCGCGCTCTGCCTGGACGTGCTGCTGAAAATCCGACGACACGAAGGTATTGCCGGCCAAGGGAATTTGCCCGAGCAGTTGTTGCCAACGGCTCATGGCTGCCGGAGAAGTGTCGGAGATGACCGGCAGGGCATTGCGCATTCGGTCGGCGTAGCCGGCGGCCAGGGTCTGCGGCGCAGTCATTATGGTCGGTGTTGGCACTTCCTGCTTCGTATAGTCCGGCGGCTCTGTCATTCCTTTCGGGACGAACGTGGGCTTGTCATAAGCCGCCATATTCGGCTTTACCCAACTACCGTCAGCTGGATTGTATTTAGGCGCCGCGGCTGCCGTGTAGGCCCGCGCATACTTGGCCGAACCATCATCACCTTTGTCGAGAATGTTCTGCCATTGGGGGTCCATTCCGGTTCCCTGGAATGGCTGCGCCGCCTGCTTAGCTTTCACCTCCGCTTCTGCCGCCGTCCGCTTGTCCGCCTCTTGGCGTAGCCGCAACTCCTCTGCCTGTCTTGCCTGCTCAGTCGCCGCCTTCTGCTGCGCCTGAACGTCGAGCGTGTATTGCCGCTGCGCCGCCCGGTTGGCGGCCTGGTAATCCAGCAACTGCTTATCCGCCTCGGCGAGCGTCTTCTGCCCAAGCTGCACCGCGCGCCGTAGCGCCGGGATCTCGGCGGTCTGTTCTCTGGTCAGGCCGTTCGACAACACCTCCGGAGGCGGCGGGATTGTCGGCTGGGCCTGCGCCACCGCCTGATCTCGTGGCAACGCCGCTGGGGGCGCTGTGGAGGCGCCAGAGCCGGCCCCCGGTCCCGCCACGTCAGTCCCACCGGTCCGCGCCGCAACGCCGCCAGGCGCCACTGCTGGGGCCGCGGCGGCCTGTCTCACCCCGGCAGTGATGTCCGCTTGCGATAGCCGCTTCCCGGCGGTGCCGGTTTCGCCCGGCTGCGCCGCGGTGATCCACGCGGCCGTCTTTGTCGGATCCAGTTGGAACGGTTGATCCACGCCGACGCCCATCGCCCCGGCAACCCGTTGCATGTCGGCTTCGTTGACCGGACTTCCCTTGTGCCATTCGGTGTACATCTGCCGCACGGTATTGAGGCCGCGATCGGTCTGATACGACTGAAGTTTGGCCGCAGTCGCAGCAACGCCGTCCGCCATCGAGCCAAAGCTCGCCAGCCGCGCACCGCCAGGCGTGACAACGCCGCCGGTGTCAGTGGTGAGGTTAAGCGGGTTGTTGGCCTTCCACCCGGTTGCGACGCCAGTGGGATGATCAGTGCCGGGGCCTGACCCTCGTGCAACCTCGAAGTGCATCGGATCACGATCGGCGCCCTGCCAGTCACCACCCCAAGTCAGGCCCCATTTAGCGGCGAGCTTGCGCGCCAGATCAGGCGGGATGTCAGCTTGTGTGTTAGCTCCGCGTGGATTGCGCTGCCAGTTCACGTCCATAGCCAAGCCGTAGGCATGCTGGCTCGGCGTGTTGGTGCCGGCAATGGTGCGTGGATTGTAGCCGCCCGTGGTGTTGGGATCGAGCTTGTAGCCGGCCGCTTCGAGGTCGGTCAGTAGCCCCTGGAACTGCGGCGCGACACTCTTGGCAACGGTGACACCGACGCCGCTCGGCAGGGTGAATTGCGTCAGGTCCGGATGGATATCAGCAAGATTCTGCGGCGCAGTTGGGGTGCTTGTCCCCGGCGGCGCCGTCGTCCCGCCGCTGCCGCCAGTAGCTGCTGCAGGTGCCGCCGGTGCTGCGGCCTGCGGTCCCCAGCGGTTGGCGAAGCCGGTCGCGTCCTGCGACGCCTGCCCCAACTGGAACAGCTTCTCGCTCGGCGTGCCCATCCGCATCAGCGCCTGCGTCGCCGCATCGCCAGGATACGTAGCGGGCGCGTTCTTGAAGTAGCCAGGAGCCATCGCGCGGGCTTGCGCCAGATAGGTAGGATACGCCGCGGCCCTCGCCTCCGGGGTGTCGCCTGCCGCCCATATCGTGCCAGCGAGCCGCGCGCCCATCTCCAACTCGTGGGAGCTGATTTCTTGCTGAGCCTGCTGCTGTGCCAGCAGCCGGTTCTGATGGATGTCGGCCGCGACCTGCGGTGCATCACGCAGCGTCTGGAGATTAAGTAACTCGTTGGGATCAAGGAAGGACGAGGTCTGCGGTTGGCTGAAGCTGAAAGACATGGCGCAGCCTCATCGATACCAAGTGTTGCCGGATGGATTAAAGCCGCTTGCCGGCACCATGCCCCAGTTGTTGCCACCACCGAAGATGCTGGCGTTGCTGCCGAAGATGCTTCCGCTACCGCCGGGGGTTAGCAACTGGTTCGCCGCTGTGCCTATGCCCTTCGCCATGTTGCCGTAGATCGACGACTGCGCACCGCCTTCTGCCACGTCAATCGATGCTGTATCGCGTCCTGCCTGGAGCGCCCCGGCGCCCTGCCCGGCCGCTGCGCTCTCGCCTAGCTTAGATAAATCGAAGAGCCGGTTGTAGTACTGGCCGAAATCCATATTTGCGAGACCCTGGCCGAACGTCTGCTCGGCCTTCAGCGTCGCGCCACTCCGCAACATCCCCTGAGCCGCCGCTCCAGCATCGACCGCACGCAGACCCTCCCCAAGCTGGAACTGATAGCCAGGACTGGTCTGGTAGTTGGCCATGGCGGCAGCCGCCGCATCCGGGCCGTTCAACCCCAGCAAGTCGGCGGTAGCGGTGTTCGCCGTGCCGCCGGCGGTAGCCCACGGCATCAGGTCCGCGCGCTGCTGCGCTGCCGCCTGTTGCTCTGCCGCCCTGGCTTTGTCGGCCGCACCAGAGACTGCGCTAGACTGCATGACGCCGCCAAGAAGGCCAGCACCCGCTGATATGCCTGCTGCTACAGCAAACGGCATGTCTCAGTCCTCCAGGTCTAGATGGGCGTGCTGCGCAACCGCAGGCTCGTCGCCCTCGATGTGATCCGCGTTGTGGATGCACGCCAGACAGCAGTCCGACGTTAGCGTGAGGAACGTGTGCAGCACGCCGGCCGGTATCTGCACCACCGCCGGCGCGTGGTAATCGCCGAGCATCTCATCGGCGCGATACACTCGGACGCTGCCTTGCAGTAGGGCCGTGAGGTGCGGGAACTCGTGGCTATGCTGTGGGATCAACGTGCCGGCGTCAGGGACGCGGTATTGCTTGTAATATATGCCGGCATAGATCGTGACGCTGATCGTCTCCGGCTGCCCCTCGGCGCGCTTCATTCCGCTCTCATGCTCACGATGCAGACAATCCGGTCACTGTCTCCGACGCACTCAATCGAGTGTGTGAGCAGGTTGTCGAACGTCCACACCGTACCAGCGTCGAACCGACACACCTCATCCTCACAGCGCACCAGAGCCGAGCCGGCGAGTGTCAGATGGGCCTTGCAGTTATAGTAAGCCGGCGCCCAGTTTCCGGCGTCCGTGTGCGGCTGGATCATCTGCCCCAGCGGCAGCTTGGTGATGAGGATAGAACCGAGCTCCACCGCCCCCACCCTGGACATCAGTGCAAACACCATCGGCCGCAGTGCTGGTAGCTCGTGCCACGCCGGCCAGAACACGTTGCGATGCTCTAGCCGCCTAGCCTCCATCGTCACCTGCGCCTCGGGCATGTAGCGCACGGTGATGTCGGTCATCGCAGCATGAGGCGTGCCAGGATAGGTACGCCGCTCCGGGTTCCGGTCCCAAAGGTGATCGGCCCGCGCCAGGTTCAGCAGCACCGGCACTGTGTCCACACCAGAGGCGATCTGCACGAACCGCATCACCGCATGCGACGCGCTCTGACGGTGCCCGTGGCCGTCATCGTGCCGCCAAACCCCGCCTCGGCCACCAGCCACACCGTCGTCGTCGCCGCCACGTTGTAGCGACGCGTCACTGTTGTGATCGCCTGGTTGAGCGCCGCTGAGGGAAACGTGGACGAGGTGAACGTATCGAGTACACCAATTCCGGCGCCGAAGAACGTATGGGTTCCTGAGCCGGCCGCAAAAGTCACATTGCCTTGCACATCCCAGTCGCCAGCGGTCAGGTTGAGCGACACGACATTAGCCAGGGTCGTATTCGACAACGCCACCGAACCGCTGGTGACCGTCAGATACTCGCCGACATCGCCGGCCGCCGCCTCGCTGCCGTCGGTGACACCCTTCAGGTCGGTATTGATAATCGAGTTCAGCGTATCGGCGATGCTCTGGTGGTGCGCTTCCCATATGTCGGCATAGCCGCCCGTGGTGTTGTTCAACGCCTCGGCGTTGAATGGCGGCGCCATGCGTCCCTTGTAGAGGCCAGGGAACTGGTCCGTCATCTCAGTTCGTCCCGCCGACGATAGCAGCATCCGCCGCGTAGATAGTCACTGCGCCGCGCCAGGTCAGCCGGAACACCCGCTGGCGGAATGAGCCAAGCCGCGTCGTGAACACGCGCTGTCGCCTGCCGTTGACCACCTGCGCCGTCAGGGTGCGTGGGCCGCCAGACCAGGTGAACCCGCCATCATCGCTCCAGTCGAGCTGCAGGTCGCCATCGGTCAGCCGCGCATCGCCGCTTTCCATCTCGACCTCGAGCCGCGAGCAGAAGGCCCGGCTGGTGCCCGCCCAAAGCGGCGGGAAAATGATCTGCCTGGTCATCGGCGCACCGAGCTCCAGCCCCGCGTCGGCCGCGTTCACTGTGGGATTGAACAACTGCCCGCTGGTGGCATCGCCGAACAGCAGATCAGGTCCGTGCGACGCGACCGCGTTGACCCGCCAGCGCCCGCCAACGGCATCGCTCGAGCGGTCATGCCATACCTGCGTCGCACAGTCATAGACCAGCGTCCGGTATGGGAAGTTGATGGCGTAGAAGCTATGTCCCTGCTGGCTGTAGAACACGGCGGATACCATCGACAACGGCACCAGCGAGCGCAGGATTTCCTCGACTGCGTGGGTGCTGACCCTGGTGGCCTGGTAGTTCACCGACCGATAGACGATCGCATCGTGGCCGATCCACCACACCGAATTGTCGCCGACGCATACCGATCTCGGGGTGCTCAGGTTGGTGGCGATCACCCCGCCGGCGCGGCGGCGGAACGGGAAGAAGGAGGTGCCGGGGGTCGTCTCCAGCCCCGACGAGCCCGCGTCATACCAGATCTCCAGGCCGCCCTCGCCCATCATCCAGATGTCGGAGCGATAGGAGATCACCCGGCGCAATACGTTCGGCAACCCGTCGCTGTAGGCAAAGTCCAGCGCGTCGTAGTTGTTCGGGTCCCACAACTTGCTGATGAAGAACTTCGCCGAGTTCTCGAATGACGAGAAAACGAAATAGCCGTCGTGATAGGTGACTGTGGCAGCGCCGGGGAACCCACCGCCTACCTGATTAAGCACGTCGGTGTCGGCGTGGCCGCAGGTGTAAGCACGCGGCGGCACCACCACGACCGCCGCGGTCGGCCCCGTGGCGATCGTGTGCATCAGGTCGTAATTCGGGATGGTGCCGGTATCGGGCGTGCCGATGTCGCCAAGGTCATAGACGACCGGGCCGCCAGTCAGCGGGTAGCTGAGGCGATAGAAGCGGGTGCCGCTGACCACGTAGCGTGCGCCGGGCAGGTTGTCATTGAGCGCGTGGATGGGGCCGGTGCCCACCACCAGAGCGGCGCCGGAGGGTAGCAGGGCGGCGGTAAGGCCAGGTGTCGGCACCAGGGCCGCCTGGGTGCGGCTATCGCCGGGCGCCTGCTCGGACATCATGTTATACAGATGCTTGGCGTTGAGCGGCTTGCTGGGATGCTCGTAGCTCTCCAGCGGGAACGGAAGGCGCTGCATGGAACCGGGCGGCGCAGCCGGTGCTTGGGCAGCAGTTCTTGCGGTGCCGCTCACGGGTTGTTATTCGCCATGATATGCAGTGCACCGGCGGCGGCAGCCGTGGCCCAGCCACCGAATGCATTGCCGCAGATATTGTGCGTGCCATCCGCCACCAGATTGAGCGCCTGGCCGGAGCCGCCACCTTTGGCTGAGAAACGGCAGCCATTCATCGTCAGCACAACGGTATCGGTGACCTGCACGGCAGCGGCGGTGCGCGCCAACTGCCCCAGGGTGAACTGACATCCAGTCAGGACAATCAGGCCGTTGGTGAAGCCATTCAGCGCCACGGTCGATCCCACCAGCACATCGAACCGGCAGGCAGACGCCTGCAAGGTCATGCCCCCTGAGGCAGAGGTGAGGATGATAGCATTTGTGAGCGCGACGGCGGCGAGGAACCAACACGCTGAGAGCGACACGTTGCCGCCGGATACCACCACCGCCGACACAGCTGGATCGCCCAAGGTAAAGCCGCAACCGGCTATCTGGAGATTGCCGGCAGCGACGGAAATGCCGTTGTAGGTGTCGAAGTCGCAGTTGGTCACGTTGCCGAACGTGTTGTTCGTGCCGTCCGAACTCACCACAAGCTGAATGCCGCGCATGCAGTAGAACAGACAGCCGGAGACGTGCAGATCGTCGCAGCGCCCGCTGAGGATGCCGGTT